CGAAACGATTGTTTAGCTCTATATACTTTGTGCTGCCACGGCTTCTATGGTAAACCACCCAGTCACTAGCGGAAAGGCTAAGGTTCTTAACCATAATGCAACCTGGAACGCTGCCAAGATTATGGTTGAGAGTTTTGGTGCTATTAGTGTCTCCTGTCCATGTAACTATGTCGAAGAAGCCTGGCGCTTCTCGAAAGGTCCAAGAAACATAATCAAGGTTGCTGTTGTTGAGCTGACTATTACTCCCAATCTCATAACCATCGGAGTTGAAAGCCCTGAAGACTGTATTGTTGTTTGAGCTGGCTGCGCTATTTAGGCTTGAGCTTAGCTTGCTGCTTACACCTCTGGCCGTGTCAAACAAGGCATGATCCTGAAGACTGTTATCTCGGCATTTAGTCCATACCAATCCACCTTTTCCGCTTAAATCAATTCCGTTTGTAATCGTGTGATTGCTGCCTGTTCCTTCATACACATAAGTGCTGAACACATCATCGACATACAACGGAACAGCCTCTGCTGTGCCCGCTCCAGCAGCCCCTGCAGCAATAACGCGAGAAATCGGATCCATTAGGCGTCGTTGGTGTAATCGACCAAAGAAGCGGCGTAAAAATTAGTGCCGCCGTCCTTGGTACAGAAAAAGAAGACATGCGTCTTGCCAGCTGTCAGCGTAGGCGCCGTAGCTGATGGAAATTTAACCGATGACGGCCATGAAATCGTGTAACTGCCTGTAGTTTCAATTTCAACTGTACAGGCATAAGCTCGGCTTGTTGGCACGTTTGCAAAACTGAACGTCGAGTTTGCTGAAATGCTCTTAGTAAAATAATTTCCCGTTGAGCAGTCAACTTGAAGCGCAGAAACTGCAACCACGTTCCCGGCATACGTTCCAGAAACGTCTAGGTCCGTGTTCGTAGCTGCTGTTGCGCTTGTACCAACAGCCCAAGTCGTGACGTTGTCAGGAATGTCTGCAAAAGACAAAGCCCCTGAACCGTCAGTCTTAATGAATTGCCCTGCGGAACCGTCTGCACCAGGAACCGTAAAGACAACGCTAGACGAAACAGTTGCTGGAGACTGAAGTCCGACATAAGCGCTGGAGTCAGAATCAGCAAGCCGCAGGTCGCCTTGACCGTTAATCGTGACGTTGCCTGAACTGTCAATTTCTACGCGGCTGGTGCCATTAGTAGAGAAGGCAAGTTGATCCGCTCCAGGTGAATACACACCTGTGTTGGTGTCTGTGTCAGGGTAAATACCAGGAAGAGCTGCAGTGCCACCGTCAAAACTCAGCTTTGCGTTTGCAGAAAGCAGACCTGCAAACGTTCCCGCTCCATCAAACGTGGCCGCACCAGTAACATCAAGCGTTCCGGGGATGTCAATGTTGCTAGTAAATTCAACTCCCGTACCGCCTGAGTCTGTTTGAAGCAGCTGTCGAGCTGTTCCGTTCGCAAGCTTGCTAACTGCAATCTCGGCGGAGGCATTGATGTCAGCATTAACGATTGCACCATCAGCAATCATTGCGCTGGTGACTGCGCCTGAAGCACCTGTTGTTAAAACTGTGCCGGTTTCATTCCCAAAAGTGATCGTGCGATCAGCCGTCGGGTCAGTGACTGTAATAGTGGTTTCGTATTCGTTGGCGGTTGAGCCCTCATAAATAATGTCAACACCTGCCCCAAGGTTGATATTGCCAGTAACCGTTCCACCTGTGGCGGTCAGTTTCTCAGTGTCCAGCTCTTGAAGGGCTGCCTGAACATTTGTTGAACTAATGCCTCCAACAGCTGTAACGGAAATGTTTCCTGCCGTCTGACCAGCAACAGCATTCGAAACATCAATCAAGCTATAAGTTGTCGTGCCAGCACCCAAGGACACAAGCATGTCCGGAGGAGCAAGGCTTACTGCTGGAGCCGCACCACTACCAGTGCCAGAAGTTCCAACGACAACGTAGTAATTCAAGTTGCTCGCAGCAGGCGATGGCAATGCACTTGAGGCCGAGAAACCTGCGGCCGAACCTGCTGTCGTGACGCTAGTCATCACGTTAGTACTAGCGTTATAAGTGCCAGCGTTTACAAGGTTGCCACTGATAATTGTGATCGGTTTATATGCGTTGCCGTTGTACAGGTAAAGGTCTTCGTTCTTCTCATCAAAGAAGAATTGACCCTTAAAGTCTGCGTCTGGGAAGGTGACGATGTTGTCAGTAGCGCCTGCACCGCCAAATTTTGCGACAGAATTGTCTGCCAGTTTTGGTGCGGTTACAGCATCACTTGCCAGCAAGGAACTTGAGATGGTTCCGCTTGTAATCTTGCTTGCCGGAAGACTTGGAATATCAGACTCAACAAGTGAGGCCCCTGTTGTGACGTGCCCTTGGGCATCAATCGTTAGTTTGGTGAACGTACCTGCAGTCGCAGAGTTGGAGTGATTAAGCGTTCCATCAACCGCTACTGACAAACCTGAGCCTGGCAGTACTGCGCCTTTTGCTGAGGAAGTTGCCGCTGGCAAATCAGCCGCAGTGATGGCTCGACCACCTGTGACCAAGCCCTTTGAGTTGTAAGTGACGACGTAATTCAACGTCGACGCCGTTACGTCATTGTCAACTTCAATGGTGTTGGTATCCATTCGGAGACCTTCGCCATTAACAATGACGCCACCCTTTGCAGTTGTGGTCGCGACTGGGATGTCACTGCCTGCGATTGCTCGATAAGAAACAGCGCCACCTGCGCTAGTAGGTCCAGCTAAAAACTGATTGGCAGCCGTCGTGTTATCAAGAGTGGCTGCAATCGTGACTGTGTCGCCAGAAGTGGTAGCAGTAATGTTTACCGCGCCAGTAGTGCTGCCATTGATCGTGTTGATCGAAGCGGAACTGCGCAGGTCAAGCCATTCACTGCCATCCCAGGCGTAGAGCTTGTTGCTGCTGTCGGTATCAACAGCAAGCTGCCCAATAAATCCACCAGATGCTGGCAGTGTTGTGACAAGATCAACGGTTGCTTCATCTGCAATCTTTGCAGCAGTGACTGCATCGCCAGCAATTTTTGCAGTGGTAACAGCACTGTCTGCTAAAGCAGCCGTAGCAATATCTCCTGCAGCAAATAAAATCTTTGCCCCTGGAATCGTATCGTCGCTAATTAAAGTTACGCCGTTAGTTATTAGGTCGCTAATCGTAAGTTTTTTTGTTTCACTAGCGCTGCTATCAACGGCTGCGACTAGATCAGCAGCCGCCAAGTCTGAGCCCGACAGAGCGTTCAGCTGACTAATCTTCAGATCTGCCATGACCGGGCGCTACGGAGACCAATATTGCTTACATCATAATGCCGAGATCATCACGCATCCAGATCCAAGTTGTCGCCCTGCTCAAGGACCAACTTGTCAGAGTTTTCCTGCAGCATCTCAGGGGCATCAACCAGACCCATTCGCATCTGGACTGGACCTGTCGTGATGAAGTCAGCCGTCACTACCACCACTTGGCCGACAGCAAATGAAACTGCGGTAGAAGTAAGGACACCATTGACCTCGTACCAGATCTCATCGTTTACGGTGCTAGCACTGCCTCCGGGGTTATAGCTGTTTGTTTTTAAGTAAAACTTGCCCTTGAACTGGCTTCCCACCTTTGTGCGCAACTGCAGCTCAAGCAGATAATTGCCCACCTCTTCCGTGGTACTGCCTGTGTACTGCCACTCACAGGTCATGCGCCCAGAGCCAGACATCAAGGTGGAAACCCTAGACTTGAACTCATCTGAAAGAGCTGTCGTGTCAACAGTGTCACGCTGATTACTCAGCTCGTAGCTCTTCACACTTGCCAAGACCCTTGATTGAGCGTTCGCAACCTTGACTCGAACAGGGATGTCGTTGGCAGGTGTTGCTAGCGCCGTCGCATTGGTTGTTCCGCCATTCACAGCGTTGGCAAACGTGTCGTAAAGCCGAATGCCGTCTAGCTCGTCGACATTGATGAATTTTTTGACGTTTGAGTCGGTGTAACTAGAGATGAAATCCAGGGCAGAGGCGTCGGTGCTTGTGATTTCAATTTGATCTCCGGTCAGGAGCTGCCCGTGCTCAAAATCAAAACTGAAACGCTTGTCAGTCGCATTGACATCTGAAGGGTTGATGGTCGAACGCAAGTCAACATCGCCAAACTCGCGCTGCAGCTCAACCTGGCCAAAAGTTCCAAGAAAGACAGTCATTACGAGATGTCCACCGTCTTGAGAGCGCCAGTACCAACAAACGAAACCTCTGCCCTTGTGATCTCGGCAGTGGCTGCGCCCATTTGAGCACTGGTTATATAGGCATCAAGCTTGATCTCATTGGTGTCATCTCCGTCGATCCAGCGGAGAGCAAGCTCAACCGTGTCAGAAGAGCCGACCCCAGCTGTACCCGTCTTGACCAAAGCTTTCAAGAACTCAGTCGTGTTGAACGTATCGCTTCCATCTTTGTAATACATCAAAGACGCGCTACCGCTGTAGCCGGCAATGCCAGGGGTATAGCTGCGAATACTGTCGCCCAAAGTAGTCGTTTCAAGCGTTTCCAGTTCTGCCTGAAAACTAAAACTTGAGACCTTGGCTAAGGCCTTGTTGTT